TTCTATTGACATTTATTAGCTGGACTCCACTGGGATTTCTCCATAAATTGTGTCTGCATCAAATGTAATCCAGACACTGTCCTTCCCTGGATATCCATCTCCAAATATAATTTTTACATTTGTCACTTTTCGTATGCGCCCATCATGAACAAGCGCATCCTCCACCAAAAAAGGGATTTCTGTTTCTATATATTCCTGACTGGCTCTGCCATCCATCAGGTTCTCTTGTATCTCACTCCCGTATTGGCTGTCATAGATCAAACATTTAAATCTGGGAGTAATTAACGCCTTCTTGATAAACTGCTTTGCCGCTTCCTTCCCATCCACAAAACCGCTAATCCTGCCTTTTTCCCAGTCAACTGCATAGGTTCTTGTAATCTCAGCTCCCCCTTCTTCTACGGTTTCAAAGGGGAATGGCTTATCTATTGGCATAGTTATCCTCCTTTTCTGTCAAGCAGATAATAGCTCTTTCCATTTTTAAATGCCAGCAAGTAAACAACTTCCCCCTGTTTCAAAGCATTATGAACTATGATGGGAGTTTGTTCTAGACCTGCCTGTGGAATATCTGCCACAATTCTATAATCCCGGAAACATCCAGGCACAACCAGCGAATTTTCCCCTAATTTCATTTTTGCATCATTTACAAGTGCAACCTGCAAAGGGGAAACATTGGTGACGATCCCTTCTATTATATTAGGCCCTTCCGGGCACATGGACTGAAATAATTGTTTCAGCCCTGTTGGGGTCTGGTTTTCCATCCTATCCCGCCTTTCCGATATCATCTGCAAAATTCAATTTCAATGTCATCTTGTGTGATTTTCTGGAAAACGTATGGGTATCTTCATCAATATAAAACGTCCGCTTGATTCCAAGATGGGGGATTGCCACATACACACACCCACCAGAAACTGCATCTGTAATTCCGATTCCAGAAACTTTCAGTGTCCTTGCTGGTTTTCCTTTTTCTTCAAATACCGATTGTACCAGTTCTTTCATTTGGGCTTCATTATAAGTATCATCCACAGACTGCACATCCATAAACATACCAATCTTTTCTTCCAAAGCAGTATTGGCCTCCTCATAGACTACTGCATCCTCTTTTGACAGAAGCCTTACTCTGGTTTTTATCCCTGCAATGCTCTTTGTGTATTCATAATCTGTAATGTTGGCTCCCACTTCCAATACCCACTGCATGGCATGTTCCGCCCGTTTTCTCAAATGGACTTTCCCACACTCCGAAGATATGTAGTACCGGCAGCCAGTGGCCTTATATGTGGTGCTCAGCGCATCGAGCAGTACATCATAATAGGTTGTTTTTGCCTTTGGAAGCTCTGGTATCACATGGGCTGTGTCCACAACTTCCCCCGCTGTCATCCCTGTCCTGGCCATGCAATCCTGGAAAATCTGAGTCGCAGTCTGATTGGAGTAACAGAAAGAATCCCTGTTATTGGCAAGATAATACAGGTTGTCATATGCAGTAATGGTCATTTTTTTATGATTCCCTTGGGTATGGCTTTCTATGATTCCGCGAAACAGTTCTTGTTTTCCATCATACAAAACACACTGGTCCCCTTCCCCGCAATCCACTAAAACACGTTTCTGTTTTGCCCTTTCCTCATCCAGTAAGGTTGCTTTTATGCATCTTGGTGCAGCCCCTTTCCTTCCACTCCAAGTAATACTCTCGAAACATTGTGTCACATCATATCCTACTGTATCTCTTACAATCAAAAATCGTACCATAATGCCTCCTAAACTGCCGGAATCGTAAGCACTTGTCCAGGATAAATCAAGTTTGGATTTCCGCCGATTACTTCCCGATTGGCATCATAAATTACCGTATACAAAGAACCATTCCCGTAGAACTTCTTTGCGATATTCCACAGACAATCTCCGCTTACTACGGTATAAGACTGTCCTTGTGTGGTATTGTCAGTCCTGCCATCTGCGGAAGATAGATTTGCTTTCCCACTGTCAATGTCAATTTTCAGTATCCTTACCGCAGCTTTACGGTATTCCTTAAGCTTCAGTGTATAATAGAGCGTCCCTGGATCCCCGCCCTGCTCATGCACTTGAAAACTTTCAATGGTAACATACATAGATACTTTTGTTTTGCCTGTGATCGAAAACCGAACCGGTTTTCCACTCTCTTTCATACTAAGAATTTTTTTCACTGCTTTTTGTGGTTCTGGGATGTTCTTCATTTTACAGCCACGAAAATACTTCTTCGGAAAAAAAGAAGAAAACTGTATCACAGAAGCACTGCTGTCCTGCATAATGGTAACTTCACCTATCCCACAAACCTGCAGGCTTTCATTTTTAGATTCATAAGATATGGCAACCTTTTCTGGCAATACCGGAAATTCAAAAAGTTTCTTTTGTTTTAGGTACATCCTGCATTTAGAACTCATACTGCAAATCTCCTTCCTCCATGATTTCCTGCCGAATGATTGACATCAGTGCTTCTTTGACATTTTCAAACATTACTTCCACCACCTGCTCTTTGGAAACTCCTTTGCCTGTTACCTGCAAGCTTCCATTTCCATTGATATTCAGATTAATGGTCTTTTCACCAGAAATACTTTCCGTTGATGCTTTTCCTGACGCCTGCATGGTGTTTATGGGGTTCCATGCCGCCTGTCTATTTTCTATCCCCAACATCTGCCCTGCATCCATCCACATGCTCTTAGAACGCTCAGAACCATCCATTGGGATGATATATTCCCCGCCTGCCTCTGCTACAATTCCAAGGTGTGGCTGGTCAAAATAGCCGCCCTCTGCATGGAGAGATGCCTTCACGCTTGCTGTCCCTGTGCCGCCACCAGAAAAGTTAATGTTTGCGGTTGGGTTTGCGAGCTTATAATTGGCTGTAATCGTTACATTCGTGTTTGTATGAAAACCTGCTGCAAATGCCTTGTTGATGGCATCCCCTACCTTGCGATATAAGCTGCTGACTGCCTCCTGGATGGTTCCAATCGTCGCCTGAATCGCAGAAGCAATTCCGCTCCCCACTGCTGATGTGACAGATTCATAGGACAGATTCGCGGTACACCTGTCAATGGCCTCCTGAACCGCAGAGGTAAGTCTGCTGTCATCTATACTGATATCTGACACCTGGTACTCTACAGAAACATTTTTTTCCACTGTCTCTGTTTCTTCCATTTCATTTGCTTGCTGCAGTGCACTTTTATCTTCGCTGACAACTTCATGTTTGATATGGGTCCGAACTTCCTGTTCTACCTGCACTGGCTCAGAGGTTGCTTCGTCTGCCTGCTTTTGGGCTTCCTCATGGGTCTGATTAGCCGCTTCCCCAACCCCTGAGGCATCCACCTCCACTTTATCTGCTGGGATATAGATTTTCTGCCCTACCTGAATTTCGTTTGGGTTTTCTATGTCTGGGTTTGCTACCAGCAGTTCATCTATGGTAATACCAACCTGCGCGGCGATGTCTTCTAGGGATTGCCCTGGTGCTGTAACCTCAAACTCGACTGCTACCATTTCATTCTCTAAAGTAATGATTTCTCCTGTTGCATTAATGCCTTCCATAGCCTTTGTAAGCAGCTCCCTCACTCTATCCGCATTAACGGCAAGATTCTGCAATTCAACATCCAAATCCTCAAGCTTTACTGGGTCATTGGTAACATTCTCTGCGGAAGTTGCCACAGCTCTTTCCAATGCCGAGGTCAACTCTTCTGGTACATCAACGGTACCATCTTGAATAGCATCTACTAAAGCTTTGCTCGCCGGATCTGCTAACATCTGCTGTGCAAACACCGCCCAGCCAGCATCCGCATCCCCCGCTGCTGCGCCTATCTGAATGGATTCATTAAATGCCTCTGCTACTGCCGCTGGAACTTTTTGCCCTTCTTTGACATACTCATCAATCATAGATTCCATTGCAGTGGTATCTGGTTTCATATTTTCATATAATTTAGATAAAGCCTTTTGATCTGCGCCACTGATATTTGTACTATTCTTATATGCGTTCTGTAATTTTCTTTCAAGATTATCATTACTACACTCATCAAAATAAGTATTCACTTCTTCCAGAAAATTGTCTGTTTCTTCTTTAATTCCTTCCCTATTTTGCTTTAATTTTTCTCCATAAGTGTCAGAAAGAGTATCAGCTTCAAACCCCAGACTGTTGGCCAATGAAAATGCCTCTTCATTTCTTGCAACCTGTGCAAACCGCTCCTTATACCCCTCACCTTCACTTTCTGTTAGTCTTCCTGAATCCATCAATCCATTGATCACACTATAGATTTGCTTTGCATCTGCCTCCAATGCCTCTGCTGCTGTCTCACGCTGTTCCTGTAATGCCTCTATGATGGAAGTAAAGGTTCCTGACGTCAAGTCTTTCCCTGATAATCTGCCATACTGCTGGGTAATCAAATCCATTTCTGCCTGAGCCTCCGAGGATTTCCATCCAGAAAGAATGCTGTTAATTTTCCCCTGTAGAATATCTATTGCGGCCTGTTCGTCCACATCAATAATGCCATCCTCCAAAGCCATTTCCACTAAGTTTGTGAGCTGTTTCTTTATGGTTTCCACCTCTGCCATATCCTCTGCTGCCCATTTCGATATGCTGTTTGCCAAATTTCCGCCAAAGTTGCTGCCTAACATTGTAGTTACAGAAATTTCTGCTGCATAAGACCTTTCTGAAAGCTCATCCAGGCTTGACTGTGTAAATGTCTCAATATTTGCCAAAAACGTTTCCTTATCTGTTTCATCTAATGCCATGCCAACCCTGGCTTTCCATTCCAATGTGTCGTTAGATGCAAGAGCTTCTTGTGCCTGCTGTAGCAACTGGTCTGCATTTTCAAAATGTCCAAGGGCTGCATTGATATTCACCATCCAGTCCGCCTTTAGGACATGCCCTGCAAAATCCTGTATCTGGCTGTCATCCAGCTCAATATCCCCAAAGTGTGTTTCCAGGCTATCATTGATCTGCATCTGATTATAAGAATGAATGGCAACTCCTATGGCTGTCACTGCCGCTGCCACGGCTGCTGCACCTGCTGCCCAAGGATTCCCGAATACAGACGATGCCAGTTTTGACAAGGCACCGCCCAAGCTTCCTGCTTCTGCAATACCAGCACTGATTTTCTTACCAACGGACATGGCACCAGAGACTCCTTTTAAGGCAACAAACCCAGCTCCTAGACTGCTAAATGCTCCGGCGATCGCTTGCGGATTCTTTAAGATCGTCTCAAACAGCGGTTTCAATGCATTTCCCAGTTTCGCCGCGCCTTCTGCCAAAGCTCCAAACGCATCTGGCACCCAGTCTGTAAGAATTGGGATCACAGTATCTGTAATATACTGTGCCCCGTCTCGCAGCGGTCCCTCCATCTGCTCAAACACCTGAAGCTGCATTTCCTCAAAGGCGCTGTTCATATTTGCCATATCACCGGAAAGGTTATCATTCATGATACCTGCCATGTTTTCTGCTGTGCCGCCTGCATTCCGCAGCTCTTCTTCATAACCTGAAATCGTACTCATTCCTTCTGTCAGGATCATGTTCATTGCTTTTATGGAATCTGCAGTAAATGTTGTTCCCAGGGCTGCCGCTTTCTGGGCATCTCCCATTCCATCTGTGGCACTTTCCACATCTGTCAGAATATCTGTCAAATCACGGAAATTTCCTTCGCTATCTTGTACTGCAATGGCTGTCTCCCCGATCTTGATAACTCCCTCATCCATCTTCTGGGTAATATCACGCATTACTGCAGCTAACGCGGTACCTGCTTCAGAACCTTTATAGCCTTGGTTTGCCATAGCTTCTAATAAGGATGTGGTTGTCTCTACATCCTGCCCTGCGGCGTGCATATTTGCGGCACTGTTTCGATATGCCTCACCAAGTGCTTCCGCCGTGGTATTGCTATTTGATTGAGCAAAAGCTAACATATCTGCAAAATAAGATGCTTGGGAAGCCTCCATGCCAAATGCACTTAGATAATCTGTTACCATGTCGGAAGCCTGCCCTAGCCCCATGCCAGAAGCCGCAGCCAGATTCAGGACACCACCCAATGCAGAAGCAGACTGGTTTGCATCCCACCCAGCAAGACTCATATATTTTAATGCCTCTGCTGCCTCAGATGCTGAGAATACCGTAGTTGCTCCATACTCACGGGCTGTGGCCTCAAGCTGTTCCATCTCAGCAGCAGACGCCCCAGAGATTGCCTGGACTTCAGACATCATAGAAGTATAACCTTTGCCAAGCTCAATGGAGTCCGATGCAAAATCTTTTATTTTTCCTAAAACCATTGCCCCTGCCACAACTGCAAATAAGGATTTCAACGCCCCTGCCAGGTCAAATGCCTTGCCTCCAGCATCCCCCATTGCCTGCCCTGCACCTTCTGCTTCCTCTGGGAGATTTCCCAAGACTTCCTCTCCATTCTCCCCGACTTCTCCTAGCCCCTCACCCAAATGTTCTGCTGCATCTACAAGATCATCTATGCTTTCTCCAGCTTCCTCTGCTGATTCCGCCATATCCTGCACACTTTCCGCTGCATCTGCAAGAGTTTCTGTTAGTTCCTGGGTATTGTCTGCAGCTTCCTCGAATGGTTCTGATAACCCTGCTGCACTTCCTACTCCTGTTGCCACACGGCCCATTGCTGCCGCAAGGGAGTTCGTTTCTGTAGCCGCTCCACGGATTGCATTTCCAAGTCTGGTTGCAAACTGCTCTGGTGCAGAAATGTGAAAAGCATTATCAATCTGTCTGCCAGCCATCTGCACTTGATTGGCTGCATTCCTTGCTGTTGTGGTTATTTTTGTGAGCTTTGTATTCACATCCTCCTGTAATTTAAGCCTTATTGTTACATCATTCATGACATGCCCCCTTTCTTCTGCACAAAAAAACTACCAGCCATTGGGCCAGTAGTCTTTAACATGAAACATTTTGAAATTTTTATTATCTTTACACCAGTTTACAACTTTTTTAA